TCATTGCACCCCCGTGTTGTCCCACACGGCTATCTCCACGGTGCTCGTGTAGAACGCGCACATCTCGGGATCAGGGCTGGTGCCTCCGACGAGGGCCTGCTCGTTGCGGGAAGGGCCGCCGCAGATGGCGAGCGCCGGGCAGTTCCCGCACTCGGGGATCGGCGCGACGTTCTTCGCCACACCAGCCATTCGGCCTGGATCGGCACGCAACTCGTCCAGGGTGTGCAGGAACGACGGCTCGGTGAAGTTGATGTCGCACAGGCTGACCCGGTTGCCGGGCAACAGGGCGGCGTTCAGACTGCGGTCCCCCTGCATGTGGTCGAACAGCATCGGCCGGCGGGTGTCGAGGGCCTGGAAGGCGCGGTCGAGGACAGAGAACAGCATTCCGCCGCGCCCCAGGGCGGCCAGGCGTGCCTCGTACAGCTCGCGGGCCAGATCGGCGCCGTTGACCTGCCAGCGGCCCGCGGTCGGGATGGGGGTGTTGACGTAGATGAACTTCAGCCCGAGGTCGTCGATGATCCACCGGACGGTCTCGGCGAGGCGCCCTATGTTCGCTGCCGTCGGGGTGAGGTTGCAGCCCACGTGCAGCCCCTCCGCCTCGACGAATCGGGTGACGTTGCGGCGAATACGGTCGTCTGCGGGCTGTCCGCCGAGCAGAAGGCGGTGGGCGGAGTTGATACCCGGGGGGCCGTCGATGGAGATGCCGACCCCGTACTCGTACGAGACGAAGTGGGCGAGGGCTTCGTCGGTGAGACGGGCCCCGTTGGTGACGACCGTGCGCCGGACCCTTGCAACGTCGTAGCGGTCGGCGAGGGTATCTGCGAGCCGGTCACCGTACTGCATGAGGTCGAAGCGGATCGTCGGCTCGCCGCCGAACCACTGGATGGACACCTCTTCCTGGCCGGCGTTCTGCTCGAACAGGAACTCCAGGCCCTCCGACAGCTCCTCCTTCGTCATGTCCGGCTTGCCGGTGTTCGTATCGACGAAGCAGTAAGTGCAGGCCATGTTGCAGCGGTCGGTGAGCACTACGCGCAGACCACTGATGCGGTCAGGTGTGGCGTCGAGCCCAAGGAGTCGAAGACGGTTACGGAGTGCTTCTCGCCGGTCGGCCAGGGGGCCGTCGGAGGTGAAGCCGAGCCCTGCGAGGGCTTCATGAGTCGCGGTCGGGGGGACCCCGGCGAGGTCGTGGACCTCGCCGGAGTCGATGAACACACTGTCCAGCCCGACCGGGTCGAGGAGAACTGCTTCCCCGTCCCGCTCGTACTGGAAGTACTTCCCCCACAGCATCCGGGGGACGGCCATGTTGGTCAGGCCGCCGTTTCCTCTTCGGCGATGCCGAGCTCGGCCATGACCTCGCGGACCTTGTCCTCGGCGGTGGCCTGGAGCTTCGCGGAGGTGGCCGGCGAGCCACCGTCGGCGAGGACGATCACGCCGGGCAGGGTCGGGTTGGGGGCGATGACCGTGATGCCGGCCGGGTCGGTGCCGATGACCATGATCGCGTCCTTCAGCTCGACCCAGTCGGTCTGCTCCTTGAGCGCGTCGATGATGCGGCCCTGCTTCTCCTGGAAGGAGGCCCGCTCGCCCATCCAGACGCCCGCCTTGGACTTGGAGTCCACGACGTCCGCGTAGATCAGGTGGTCCTTCTTCTCTCGCCTGGGCTGAGGCACAGTTGATCCTCTCTGTGTGTCGGACGTGCTGGAACAATCACTTGCATCCGCCGGGGTCCGGCGGGGGCCGCCCCACGGGGAGTGGGTGGGGCGGCGTCTAGCCGCTCTGCGGCAGCTCCCACGGGGGAGGAGTTCAGGCCGCAGAGCGAGTCCTAATGGGGGCCTTCGCGTTCCCGGCGCGCCTTGATCAGGGCGCGGTGAAGCCCGTCAGGTGAGATCACGGCACGGGGGCCGGTGGGCAGCCGGTGCCAGTGGAGTCCGGGGCCGGACGTCCGCTTCGCCGAGGGGACGAGAACGTGGCAGGACGGTCCCAACGCGACAGTGCCCTGTTCCTCCCACCGTTCAGCGGTGCCGACCGGCGTCAGGAAGTACATGCGCGGCTCACGGCCGCCGTCGTCGAGGACGACGGACCCGACAGGTAGCCCCTGCTCCTCGATGAGCTCTACAGCCCTGCGGCCCACGTGCTCGGGCGCACGGATGGCGTCCCACCACGTGCCGGCGGGACACAACTCCGGCTCGCTGCCGAGAGGCATCCACCTTGGCAGTCGAGTGGTCGGGATCGCGTCCGACATAGGAAAGGCCCCCTCACAACTGAGTGTGAGAGGACCATTCCACTCTGGAGGCGGGTGTGCGCGGACAAACTGTCCGCACCCAATTCAGGCCAAGTCCCGCGAGAGTAAGGGGAGTTGTGCTAGGCGACTCCGGCCCAGGTGCCGAACGCGGACAACTCGGCTGACGGGTGCGTGTCCATGCGCAGCAGCGAGCCGAGCGTTTCGCGTACGGATGGGTGGAATCGCGTGTGATTCGGCGCGATCTTCCGGGCTCGCTTCAGCTCCGCGAACGCTCCACCGCGGTCACCTTCCGCCAGGCGCGCGGAGGCGACGTCGATGTGATGGTGGCTGGATCGCTCACCCACCGTGGAGGCAGGCGGCGCCCATGCCGCTCCGCCCTGTCCCCATTCAGCGAGCCGGGCGAGGGCCTGCTCGCTGTCGCCGGTGTCGATCAACGTATGCACCGAGTGGATCTTGATGTTTGTGGGGCCGAAGCTCATCTCGTAGGCCAGGCTGTCCCGGTTGCCGGCCATCAGCGCGACTTGCTCTGCTTCGCGCAGGAACTCTTCCGCCGCATCGGGGTTGTTGTCCCGCGATTCAACGACCGCCAGCTTCAGCAGCAGCGCCCCGTCGACCGCAAGCGCGTCGTCGGTGTACGAATGCTCCGGCTGGGCCCGCTCCAACTCGTGCCGCAGACCCTTGAGCTTGCGACGAGCCGACTCAGTAGCTCCCTGCCGCAGCATCGACCCCGCCACCAGGAACCCGGCCGTGAACTGCATGAGGGGGTCACCACTGCGATCCGCTGCCCACCTCACCCGCTCCAGCGCCGTATTGCCGAGGTCGTGGTGCCCCATCTTGTGGGCCAGGCTGTTGACGGCGCGGTAGGCGCGGGCCAGATGCCAGAACGCCTTCTGCTGTTCATCTCCACGCGCGCTGAGAGCGACGTGGGTCAGTTCTGTGATCACCGGCGGGAGCAGCGGCCCCATCGGCACGTACCGGGCATCACGCCGGAGAGCTGCGATCTGGTCCACCTCGGAGGCCAGGACCGGCAGAGCGCGTGGACGCGTCTCCAGCTCATCTGGGGTGTCGAAGCACAGCAGGATGCGCCTCAGCTCCGGAATGACGGCGTGCACGCCGTCCTCCGCCTCGGGGTCCCCGTAGTACGGCTGACCGGTCAGCACTTCGGGGCCGAAGTGCAGGGCCCTGGACAGGGCGAGAATCAGGCTCGGAGTCGCCTTCCGCGCACCGGACTCCAGCTTCTGTATCAGGCTGGGGGATACCGCGACCCGCTGGGCAAGCTGCGCGGCGGACAGTCCCCGCGTCTTGCGTGCCACCCGGAGCCGGTCCCCCAGCATAACGCTCTCATTCACGTCGGCTTCCCCTCGCTGATCGGAGCATTGTGGCCAGAGTACGTATTGCGAATGGTGCCCAGAAGGCCCGTCGCCAAGTGTTAACGGACCGACGGAGCAAACCCGTAGATCCACGCCAGGACGCCCGTACGGCTGGCCAGGCACGGGACGGCGCCCGCCGGGGCTCCGTTACCGCCGCCTCGAGGTGTCCGACACTGCTCCTAGCGTCGGCTGAATGGATCAGACGAACGACACGGCCACCGCCCGGCGCGTGGAGATCAGCGCGCGGGGCGGTCGGGCCGACATCGAGATCGACGGCTCGCGAATCGACCCGAGCGCCGTCAAGGCGTACTCGGTCAGCCACTTCGCCGGGGAACGGCCGGAGGTCCTGCTGCACGTCGCGGACCGCGGCGATAGTCAGTGGTCGGGGATGGCCCGTGTCGCGATTGCCGACCCGCCCGACCCGGGGCCAGTGGCAGCCATCTTCCTGGACGCGATCGACCCGGAGGCTCTGGAGCGCGCCGCGCTGGCCCGCCCTGACCTCGGCTCCGAGCCGTACTCGCTGACAAAGGCGATGCTGACCCAGCTTGTGGAGTGGGCTCGTGGCCTTTGACGTGGAGGGTGCGCGCCGAGTCGTCGGCCGCATCCTGGACGACAAGCTGGAAGCGTGGCGGGACAGCGCAGGCTGTACGGATGACGTGCTGGACGAGTCCACGGGCCGGCTCGTGCCGCCCGCGCCGGACGAGGAGTTGGTCTGGGGCGGGCTCGGCGCGGTGATGCCGATCAGCCGCCCGGCCATCACCCAGCCCATCGGAGGGTCGGTCGCCGTGGAGCCGCCGACCACCGACTACCAGGCCGTGCTGCCGGTCGAAGCGCCGGTGCTGCGGCGCGACGACGTGATCCGCGTGGCCGGTTCCGTGCGCCCCGGCGGTCCCCGCGACCCGCAGTTGGTCGGCCGACGATTCCGCGTCTCCGACGAAGCGGTCGGCACCTACAGCGTGGTGCGCATCGTCAGGGTGCAGGTGATTCTCAATGACTGAGTCAAGTCGCCTGCGTAACCGGCGAGGCGGAGGTGAACAGCCTCTTGTCGCGCAGCATTGCCCACAGAACGTCGACCCGTCGTCGGGCGAGAGACAAGAGCGCCTGGGTGTGACGCAACCCTTCGGCACGCTTTTTGAGGTAGTAGTCACGCGACGGACCCGGCCGCATCATCGCGGTCTGCGCGGACAGGTAGAAAATGTGCCGCAGGCGCCGGTTGTATCGCTTGGGCCGGTGGTGGTTGCCCGTGCGGCGACCGGAATCACGTGGCACCGGTGCGAGGCCAGCGTGGGAGGCCAGGCGACCGGCGTCTTTGTACGTGGACAGGTCGCCGACGATGGCGACGAACTCGGCGCCCAGAATGGGGCCCATGCCCGGCAGGGACTCGATGATCTCGGCGCGGTCGTCCGTACGGAAGGTCTCGCGGATTTCGCGGTCGATGTCCTTGATCCGCTGGTCCAGGGCGAGGAGCTGGTGGGCAAGGTCGCAGACCAGCTTCGCGGCCCGTTTCTCGCCGGGAAGCGCGGTCTGCTGGGTCTGGGCGGCTTCCACTGCCCTGGCCGCGACATCGGCGGCACTGTGCACCATTCGCCGTTCCAGCCAGGTGGTCAGTCGCTTGATGCCGATTCGCTGCAGGGCAGCTGGGGTTTGGTATCCGGTGAGCAAGACCAGCGATCCCTTGCTGCCCGAGTAGTCGAAGGCGCGCTCCAGTGCCGGGCAGATGCCGAGCAGGAGGTCTCGCAGCCGGTTGAGCAACCGCACCCGGTCGGCGATCAGGTCGGCGCGGTGCGCGGTGAGCAGCTGCAGTTCGGAGACCAACTCCGGAGGAGTCGCCAGTGGTGCGAAGTCCCGACGCATCCGGGCCGTGTCGGCGATGACCAGGGCGTCTTTCGCGTCGGTCTTCCCTTCGCCGCGGTAGGCACCGGACATGCGGTTGACCGTGCGGCCGGGGACGTACACCACCTGTTGGCTGTGGGCGATCAGCAGGGCCAGCAGCAGAGCGGAGGCACGGCCGGAGATGTCCACCGCCCACCTCACCTCGCCGCCGGCCTCGCAGGCCGTTGCGATGAGTTGGAGGATCTCGTCCTCGTTGTTGAGGACCTTCTGGGAGAAGACGGTCTCGCCGTCGGCGTTGACCGCCACCGCCCAGTGATGCCCTTTGCCGGCGTCGATGCCGACCCATATCCGCTCGCCCAGGTTGGTCACCGCGGCTCGCTCCGATCCTCCGTGCCAGCAATTTCATGGCCCGAGGAACACTCCGCCGACGCGTCCTTAATCTGCGATGCCCGCAGCTCTCAATCAGCAGTCAGAGCGTCCCGGAGGACCGGGTGGCCATTCACCTGGAGCCATCAGCGGCATCGACTGATCAGCCACACCCGGTCCTCCCGGACCGCCAACATTCTTAAGGATCGACTGATGGCCCCGGCGAACCCGCACCCCAACGCTCACCCGGACGCGACCGCGTTCCGTGATCCGATCGCGCTGGCCGCCGTGCTGGCCCGAATGGGCCCGGCGACCCGTGCCCGTACGCGGACGATCACACGGCACCACGCCATGCTGCTGCGGGTCCGCATCCAGCGGAACGCTAGCGGTAGGCCCGGCCCGAACGTGATCACCGGGCAGTACCGCGCCTCCTGGGACGTGCGGATGCGCACCGGCGGCGGCGAGGTCACCGCCGAGGTGTTCTCCGACGCCCCGCAGGCGCGACGACTGGAGTACGGCTTCGTCGGCGTGGACAGCCTCGGGCGGCACTACCGGCAGCCGCCGTTCCCGCACGTCGAGCCCGCGTTCCGGCAGACCGAACCCGCGTTCATCCAGGCCCTGGCCGACGGGGTGCTGCCGTGACCGCTCGTCTTCCGGTGACCCGCGCGCTCGCCGCCCTCCTGGAGCACACCACGGGCCGCCCGTGTGGTGTCGGTGAACTCCCGCGGGTTCAGGGCAAGTCCGGGTGGGAGCCCGCGCCCGTGCCGTACACCATCCTCGACTCGCTGCCCGCCGAGTTCGCGGGCCCGCCCCTGTGGGACTGGCACGCTGATGCCGCCTGGTCCTACCAGGTCACCTCGGTCGGGGAACGAGCCGATCAGGTCGAGTGGCTGGCCGACCGCGTGCGCGCCGGCGTGGTCGGCCGGACCGACGGAAGCTGGACCCACGACCTGCATGTTCCCGAAGCGCGTGTCATTGACCGGGAGTTGACCTACGACGCCGGAGGAGAGCCCTCGGTGTCGGCGGCAGGCGCTATCGTGTCCTACGTGCAGCGGGTCACGATCACCGTGACCCCGGCATGAAGAATCGATTCTTCTGATCCTCACCGCGGAGGCCCGCGCGGACGCTAGGCCCCAGGCCAGGCGAACCCCCTTTGAACCTCAAGGGGCAGGGCCTCGGCACGGGACGCTGCCCCAGAAGTGGGAGCGGACCTGTGTCCACGAGCACGAAGAAGGCCCAGACCCGATTTCTGCGGCGCGGCATCTCCAAGATCCTTTGGTCCAAGGACCTCAACGACCCGAAGTACCCCAGCCGCCGAGAGATCACTAACGCCTTCGCCCTGACCGACGCCGTCTCGGACATCGAGGGCTGGGCGCTGGAGAACGACCCCATCGAGACCCCCGACATGGGCTCGACCTTCAACTCCTCGATCCCGGGCAACGACAAGGCCGAGAACTCCAGCCTGACCTTCTACGAGGACCGGTTCTCCGACGCCATCGAGCAGCAGCTCCCCAAGGGCGCGAAGGGCTACGTCATCCTGCTCCGCAAGGGCGACCTGCCCGGCTCCCGCTCGGTGGACGTCTTCCCCGTTCAGGTCGCCACCCGCGCCGCGACGTACAGCACCGGCAACGAGGCCGCGAAGTTCAAGGTGGACTTCACGATCACCGACGAGCCGTCGCTCGACCGCCCGGTGCCGCAGGCCCACCCCCGTCCGCTGCCGGACGAGGACTGCGACGACGACCACGGGCACGGCCACCCCGAGGGTGACCACGTCGACGTGACCGTGGTCAGCACCACGAAGACCAAGACCGAGGCGACGGTCCGCGAGCACGACGCCGACGAGGGCTGATCGTGTCGCGCCCCGCACAGGCCAAGCGCCCGTCCCCCTCCGCCACGGCGGCGGAGGGGGCGTGGTCGGCCAAGATGGAACGGCTCCGCCGCCGGACCCGCCCGCAGAACCGGCTGCGCATCTGCGATGACGCCGAGCTGCGTCAGCGGTACGACGAGGCTGAGCAGGCCGCCCGCCGTGCCCGGTTCGTCGCCGAAGCCAACCCGGGTGACGAGCTCGCCGCACGCCAGGTCACCGACGCCGACGCCGCGCGGGACCAGGCCCTGGCGGCGCTCGACGCCGCCTCGGAGTTCCTGACCTTCCGTGCGCTGCCGCGCCCGGTGCTGGAGGAGCTGATCGCCGAGCATTCGCCCACCGAACAGCAGGCGGAGGAGGGGGCGATCTTCAACCCCGACACCTTCCCCGCCGCGCTGGTGGCGGCGGCCTCCGTGGACGGCATGAGCCGCGAGGAGGCCGAGGAGCTGCTGAACGGCTGGTCGGCGCCGGACGCCAACGCGCTGTGGGACGCCGCCTGGCAGATCCAGCAGGAGAGCCGGGTCGAGCTGGGAAAAGGCTGAGCCGTGACGCCGGCCTGCGCGCCGAACTGGAGCTGTGCGAGCGGTACGGCATCCCGCACTCGCAATTCCTCGGCGGAGACGGCCGCTGGACCGACCTCGACCGCGCCAAGGCGCTGGCTTGGGCGGACTGGCAGCGGTCGGTGTGCCCGGAGTGCCACACCCGGCTGGAGGAGTGGGACCGCGAACGCGGCGGCGACCCCCACGCCTACGTCACCGACACCCTGCGCTGCCCCGGCTGCGAGCTGATCGAGCAGGAACGCGATCACGTCCCCCAGGACCGGTCCGGCTACGGCGTGAAGATCCAGCTCCTGCCGCGCGAGCAGTACGAGCCGCGCCCCTGATCCACCCCGCACCACGTAAGTAAGGAGGCCGCCGCGGTGGCCGGGTTCACCCTCACGGTCGCGATGCGCGCCGAGGTCCGCGACCTGATCGCGGGAACCCGTGCTGCCTCCGCCCAGATGCGGACCCTGGGGGACCGTACCGAGGCCGTGAACCGGTCCCTGGCCCGACTGGACGCCAACGGGGCGCGGCTCGCTGCGCAGTTCGCTGCGCTGAATCGTTCCTCCCGCGCGGCCGTCGGGGAGCTGAACCGGATCACCGCCCGCGCCGGGGCGGCCCGTGCGGCGTTGCGCGCGGCCGGGGACGACGGCGCCCGGTCGATGTCCCGGCTCCAGCGGGCGACCGCCGGGGCCGGTCGCCGGGGCCTGTCCGCCACGAACATGCTCGCTGGCGGCGCCCTCGTCCTCGGCACCGGCGAGATGATCGAGGAGGGCAACCGCTACCAGCGGCAGATGAACCTGTTCCGGGCGGTGACCGGCGCGACCGCGGCGCAGATGAAGCGCGCCGCCGTCGTCGCTCAGGAACTCGGCAACGACCTGACGCTGCCCACCTCCACGTCGGCGGACGCCGCCGAGGGCATGGTCGAGCTGAGCAAGGCCGGTTTCCGTGCGGATCAGTCGATCGACGCCGTACGCGCCTCGCTCCAGCTCGCGGCGGCGGCCGACGTCAACGCCGCCACGTCGGCCAAGTACTTGGGCGACATCATGGATCAGTTCGGCCTCGGTGCTGATCAGGCATCCCGGGCGTCGGACACCCTCGCGGCCACGGCGAACAACGCCTCCGGCTCCATCACCGACATCTACTACTCGATGCGGTACGCGGGCCCGGTCGCGAACGCGCTCGGCGTCAGCCTCCAGGACACCGCCGCCGCGGTCGGCATGCTCGGCAAGAGCGGCATCCTCGGCCAGACGGCGGGCACGAGCCTGCGCGGGATCTTCGCCAACCTGGCGGCGCCGACGCCGATCATGAAGAACGCCCTACGGGACCTCGGCATCGAAGCCTGGGACGCGCAGGGGCGCTTCAAGGGCCTGCGCACGGTGATCGACGGTCTGTCGAAGGCCGAACACTCCATGAGCCAGAAGGACTTCGCGGCCGGAGTGACCCGCGCCTTCGGCAAGCCCGCCCTGTCCGGCGCGGTGGCGCTCGCCCACCAGGGCACCGAGTCCTTCGACGCCCTGTCGATGGCGGTACGCCAGACCGGCTCAGCAGCGTCCATCACCGCCTCGCGCGGCGAGGGTCTCGCCGGTGCGATGACGCAACTGCGCACCCAGGCCAAACAGACTGGGATCGCCCTGTACGAGGGGATGGCGCCCGGCCTGGAGTGGGTGACTCGTCTGCTCACCCGCGGGATGTCCGGGGCCACCCCGTACCTGACCACGGCCCTCGACTACGGCCGCGACATCGCCACCCTGTACGGCCCCGACCTGAAGGAGGCGACGAAGAACGGGCTCAGCGGGCTCATCGATGAGGCCAAGGCGCTGATCGGGCCGCTCACGGAGATCGGTGAGCACTCGCTGGCCACCGGCCTGAACCTGCTGATCAATGCCGCAAGCACCCTGGGCGACGTCCTGGACAACGCCGCCGACGGCGCGGAACCGCTCCTCAAGGCCGTCGCCGGGCTCGGTGAGGAGGGCGGCGCGGCGGCCGGCACGCTCGACATCATCACCACCGTCGGCAACGTGGCCATGGACGCGGTCTCCGGGCTGTCCCTGGTCCTCGTCCCCATCGGCCACCTCGTCGGCGGTCTGGTCAGCGCGTTCGGCGCACTGCCCGCACCGATCCAGTCGGCCGCGCTGGCGATGCTCCTGTTCCGCCGCGCGCAGCCCGCCCTGACCAACATGGCGAACACCATGACCGGCCCCGTCAGGTCGGGCATCCAGTCCTTCAACCAGCAGATGCGGGTGCAGCAGACCCTGGCCGCCGCATCCGGTGTCACGCTGTCCCGGTATGGCGCGGCCTGGGCCGCTGTGCAGGCGCGCGTCGGCTTCCTCGGGAACATGACGGCGGCGTTCCGGAGCGCGAACGGCGCCGGAGTGACCTTCATGGGGACGCTGAACGGCATCGGCCGTGCGGCCGGTTCGGGACTGCGCTCCGCTGTGAGCGGCGTCAGCAACGCGCTCGGCGGGCCGTTCGGGATCGCCATGGCCGGTGTCTCCGTCGGCCTGGGCCTGCTCGCCGCCCGTCAGCAGAAGGCCGCGCAGGCTGCGGCAGAGCACCAGCAACGCATCTCCTCACTGACCTCGGCTTTGCGTGAGTCCGGCGGGCAAATCGACAGCAACGTGCGACAGCAGGCCGCCCAGATCCTGTTGGACACCAAGACGAGCCAGGGGCAGCTGACGAAGGTCATGGAGGACGCCGGTGTGCCGCTCGCCTCCCTGACCGACGCCTACCTCGGGCAGGGCACCTCGCTAGAGGCGCTGCAAAAGCAGATGCAGGCGACCGCCGACAAGCACAAGGTGTGGAAGGACGTGGCGGGCGGCAAGGCGACCAAGCAGGTCTACTCGGACGTCGGCCAGCAGTACAAGGACGCCGCCGACGCCCTCGGCAGCGTCAAGGGCGAAATGGCCGAGTCGGTCAAGAACGCCAAGGAGCTGGCGAAGGCGGCTCGGGGAGCTGGGGACGGCACCTCCGCCTACGACCGGCTCAAGGCCGCCGTCGGCGGGCTGGCGGACGAGACGGCCGACGCCGACACCCGCACCCGCTCCCTCAAGAGCGCCCTCGACCTGCTGTCCGGCGGCCAGATCTCCCTCCAGGCCGCGAAGGCGAAGGTCAACTCCGCCGTCCTTGACCTTCAAGAGGGCAGCAAGAACGTCAACCGTGGCCAGGGCTACGGCGGCAAGCAGCTGGTCAACCAGGACAAGACCCTCAACACCACCACGAGGAACGGGCAGCAGCTCTACACCCAGCTCACCGCTCTGTCCGATGCGGCGGCCGATGCCTCGGTGGCCACGTACGACCTGGCCATTCGCAACGGCCAGTCACTGCCGGCGGCGCTCGCGAAGGCCCGTGGGGAGATGAGCCGCGCCCGCGCGGAGGCGATCCGAGCCGCCCGCGGCTACGGGCTGACGAAGGAACAGGCCGAAGGCGTCGCCGACAGCCTTGGCCTGCTGCCGTCGAAGGTGACACTGCTCCTCCAGACCAAGGGCATGGACAGCACCCTGGCGAACCTGATCGCGGTGCAGGCCGAGTTCCACCGGCTGCCGAAGCAGAAGACGATCAAGGTGGACTCGCTGAGCGAGGGCGCGCAGAAGAAGCTTCGGAGCCTCGGCTTTACCGTCAAGACGGTCCCGGGTACGCGGCAGATCAAGATCACGGCACCGACGGCGGGCGCTCGCAAGAACCTGGACGTGCTGATCGACAAGCTCGGGCAGACCCCGAACTCGAAGAACGTGAAGGTGTCCGCGCCGACCGCCGCGGCGATCAAGAGCCTGGAGGCAGTGCAGGCGAAGATCCGGGCGACACCCGGCGCGAAGAGCGTCCGGGTCAGCGCGCCGACCGCAGAGGCCCGCAAGCAACTGGAGTCGCTCGGCTTCCGCATCGAAAAGATCCCCGGCTCCAAGGACGTGAAGGTCACGGTCCCCACCGGGGGCCCGAAGAAGGCGGCCGACACGATCCAGGGCCGTATCAACGCGCTGCGTGGCAAAGAGGTGACCGTCACCACGCGCCACGTAACGATCTTCGACCAGCTCGCTGAGCAGAACACCTCTATCGCCGACGCCATCGAGCAGCAGGCAAAGACCCAGGAGCGGCTGGCCAAGAAGCAGGCCGACGGCGGTGTCGTCGACTACTTCGCCGACGGTGGGATCACCGGTCCCCGGCGCCGCGAGCGGCACGTCGCGCAGATCGCCCCGGCCGGGAGCTGGCGCATCTGGGGTGAGCCCGAGACCGGCGGGGAGGCGTACGTGCCCATGGCCGCCTCGAAGCGCGACCGCAGCAAGGCGATCGTGGAGACCGTGGTCGACCGGTTCGGTGGCCAGGTCGAGTGGTACGCCAACGGCGGCGTACGAGGCCGGAGCAGCCGCGACTACAACCCGATGCTCGCCAGCAGCTTCAAGCAGGCCCGCAGTGTCGCGGCCATGGCGGGCGTCGTGCGCTCCTTCGACATCCGTACTGGCAGCGACCGCGCCCGCACCCGTGTGGTGGACGCCCGTGCCGGCGGGCGGGTCCAGGTCGTCGTCGTGCGCGAGCAGCAGCCGCTGATCGGCTCGATGCCGGTCACCGTCACCGACAGATCCGCCACCCCCGAGCAGATCGGCAACGAGATGATGCGCACCCTGCGCAACGCGCAGCGGGGCGGGAGAGTGTGATGACCACAGCACCGAACAAGCACAGCCGCCCCGAACTGGCCCCGTGGCAGTACGAGATCGGCGGTGTCGTCCTCGGCACCGGCAGCTACGTCCCGATAGGGAACGTCGAAGGGCTCGGATCACCCGGCACCCGCCCGCAGGACGCCGACAACTCCAACAGCGACGGCACCTCACCGGGCCGGGACTTCTACGGCCCGCGCCCCCTGCGCTTCGAGGCGGGCATCAAGACGCCCGGAGACCCGGTGAAGGCCGCCGAGATCCTCGCCCGGCTGGAGCGCGCCCTGGACACCCCCGACGCCCGTACCAATCCCGACGGCCGTCACGTCCTGCGAGGCAGGTGGCCCGGGCATGCAACGCGCCGCATGTACGGGCGACTTCGGCGTATGGAGGCGACCAGCACAGCCAACGCGGTGCACGGGTGGATACCCCTCGACATCGAATTTGTCGGCCTGGACAACCCTCGCTGGTACGACGACGAGCTGTCGAAGCTGACGCTCGGCCTGGACCAGGCCGCCCGCCCCCGCAGCGGGGACCGCACCGTCGATGAGGCAATGGGCCGACCCGCCGCCTGCCGCCGCCCGGCCGACCCGGACCACCACCCGGCCGACGACCGCCCCGGCTGGGTCACCAACCACGGCGACGTGCCGACCTACCCGAGCCTGCGCGTGCACGGCCCGGTGACCGACCCACGCATCTGGAACACCGTCACCCGCCGCGTCCTCGAACTCGACCTGTCGCTGCGCGACGGCGAGTGGGTGGAGATGGAGACCCGGCCCGGCACCTGCTGGGCCCTGCGCGACGGCACCGTCAACGTCGCCAACGACCTCAGCCCCGCATCCCGTCTCGACCTGTTCACCCTGCCGCCCGGACGGTCCGAGATCGCATGGAGCGCGAACGACCCGTCCGGCACCGCGCGCCTCGAGGTGGCGTGGCGATCGGCGTACACCACCCTGTGAACGGAGAGCACTCGTGACGCTGCAACCCCCGATGATGGTGCGCGGGGCCGACCACTCCGCCCGCGCGATGCGCCTGATGATCCGTGACCTGGCCCGAGGCCGGCAGGGTGTCGCCGGCGGTGAGGACCTGAAGGTCCGCCCCCTGGAGACTCCAGGCCTCGGTGTCCGCGTCGGCGATGGCTCTGCTCTGATCCACGGTGTCCGGCCGTGGCAAGGGGCCTACACCCAGTCCAACATCGGCGACACCGTGGTCGACGTGCCGCCGACCGGGCCCGTCGCCCGCACCGACCTGCTCGTGCTGCGCATCGAGGACCCGGAGTTCGAAGGCGACCGCGACCCGCGCCGCCAGGAGATCGGCTACTTCCACCTCATCCAGAACATCGGCGCGCAGGACACCACCGCGCTGCGGGAGATGACCGCGATCCCGCTCGCCCGCCTCACCATCCCCCGGAACACCGCGACCATCACCGACGAGATGATCACGGATCTGCGGCGGCTGGCCAACCCGCGCACCGAGCGCACCCTGCGCACCGTGCACCCGACCACCACGGAGAAGGTGCCCGGCAAGCACGGCCAGTGGGCGGCCTGGCCCAAGGAAGCCGCCTGGGATCTCGACATCCCCGCATGGGCGACGGAGGCCGCCATCGTCGTTACCCTGTCCGGCCTGCGCGCCGAAGCGGGACCGGTCTACGCCGAGCTGCGCACGCGGCTGGGGGAGCGCGCCGCGAAGCCGACCGTTGTGGACGACGACGGCACCACCACCCGCCGCTCCTCCGTGACCCTGGCCGACACGCTCGCCGTGCCGCCCACCTACCGGGGCACCCGCCAGCACCTGGCCGTCGAGATCAACCAGAACGACAAGTACGGCGACGGCGACCTGACCGTGGCCAAGGGCACGACGGTCACGCTCGACGTCGCGTTCACGGAAGGGCCTGCGTGACGATGGCCGACTACCGCTACATCGTCGTGCGGGCCGCGACCGGCGATGTTCTGCACTGGAACCTGCCGCTGAGCGAGGTCGAGTACGGCCCGGAGATATCCGGGCCTGGCTCGTTGAAGGCCACCCTGCCGACCGCGTTCCGACGCTCCCTTGGTGACGCGCTCGACGCCGGCGACACCGTGCTCCTCGTCGAGCGCAACGCCCGCCTCGACTGGGGCGGGCTGCTGTGGCGCGCCGAACCGGAGGGCAACACACTGCCCGTCGAAGCCTCCGGGTTCACGAGCTACCTCCACCGCCGCTTTGACCTGCACGGCAACCTCGGCGGACGCGGCCCGTACATCGAAGCGGACCCGTGCGAGGTGATCCGCGATGTGTGGGCCTACGCCCAGGCGCAGCCGGACGGCGACCTCGGTGTGGTCGTGGACGACACGAAGTCGAAGGCGAAGACCGGTACCGCGAAAGACCCGTACACCACCTCCAAGACCGACCCGCGCAACCTCGGCGAGATCGTGGATGAGATGGCCGAGATCGATGACGGCCTGGAGTGGTCGGAGACCGTGGCATGGCGCGGGCGCCGCGCCGAGCGCCGCATCATCCTCGGTGCGCCGCGCCTTGGCCGACGCCGCGAGGACCTGACGTTCACCACCGGCGCCAACGTGGTCGGCACCCCGCACGTCATCAAGGACGCCGACTCCTACGCCCAGTGGGTCATCGGGCTCGGCGCGGGCGAGGGCAAGAAGCGCAAGGTCGTCGTGGACGGCGTGCGCAACGGCCGCCTGCGCCTGGAACACCGGCTGGAGACGAGCGAGAAGGACGAGGCGAAGCTGAAGCAGCGGGCGCGCCGTGAACGGCTGGCCCGCCAGGTCCTGCCCTCGTTGACTGAGCTGGAGATCACCGACCACCCGGCGGCCCCGATCGAGGCTCTGCGCATCGGGGACGACGTGCGGATCCGCCTGTTCGAGCCGCACACCGAGTACGACGGCTGGTGCCGGATCGTCGGCTGGACGGTGCGGCCTGGCGAGGGCGAGACGGCCGAGCGCGTGACGTTGAAGCTGGAGCGCACCAACAAGCCCGAGGACGAGACGGGCGAGGAAGAGGAGCAGTAGGTGCCGGACACGATCGCCGACCTCGGACGCCGACTGGCCAAGCTGGAGAAGCGGGTCGTCACCCTGGAGCGTGCCCGCCGCGCGCCGTACCCGGAGTGGCGCGACCTGCCGCTGACCGGCGACACCACCGTCCCCGACGAGGAGCAACCGCCGCAGTTCCGCGCCAACCCCTGGGACACGACCGAATTCTGCGGCCGTATCGGACTGGCGAGCGGCCGGGCCTCCGACGACCAACTGGTCGCGCTGCTGCCCGAGGGTTACTGGCCGGAAGCACCGCGCACGGTCGATGTCGCCTCCGACGCGGCACGTCGCAGCCTCCAGCTCGACATCGACCCGAAGGGCCTGGTGCGGCTGCGCGTCCAGGGCGGCGGCAGCGTCCGCGCGTCTTGGATCAGCCTCGACAGCACATCGTTCCGGGCCGACCGCGCCGACACCTGACCGGCTGCGCACCCCGGCCACCGGCCGGTGTGCCGCCGGTAGCATGGCGCCTGGGTGACCCTCCACCCGCTTCGCACTCCCGAGGGACCGGACCGCCGCGGCGGCCACGGCCGACTGCCATCCGGCGCAGGGGAGAAGGACGAAGCGCGTGGCTACACCGCTGAGCGCGGACAGGTTCCTGTCCGTGCTGAAGGGCGCCGGGCTCGGCGTGGTCGAGCACGGCAAATGGCGCACCCACAACCGGAACACCCACGGCAACTGGGGCCCCGCGAACGGGGTCATGATCCACCACACCGGGCCGTACAGCTCCGAGAAGGACATGGTGGAGCTGTGCCGCGTCGGCTACCAGGATCCCCCAGGCCCCCTGTGCCATGGCGTCATCGACCGGTCCGGGACGATCCACCTGGTCGGCTACGGCCGGACCAACCACGCCGGCATGGGGGACACCGACGTCCTGCTCGCGGTCATCGCGGAGAAGACGGACCTCCCGCGCGACAACGAAGCGGATACCGACGGCAACCGCCACTTCTACGGCTTCGAGTGCATCAACACCGGGAGTCAGCCGTGGCCGGCGGCCCAGCTCGACGCGATGGCGCGGGCGGCGGCGGCCATCTGCCGTGCGCACGGCTGGAACGAGCACTCCGTCATCGGCCACAAGGAGTGGCAGCCGGGGAAGCCGGACCCGGGCGGCATCGACATGGACGACTTCCGCGCCCGGGTCGCCCGGCACCTCAAGGACGCCGGTAAGCCGAAGCCCGACCCGAAGCCGAAGCCGAAGCCGAAGCCCAAGCCGGACCCGAAGCCGACACCGAAGTACGCGGCGTACCCGGGCAAGCAGTTCTTCCGCGAGGGCCGCTCCTCCCCGGTGATCGCCGCGATGGCGAAGCGGCTGATCGCTGAGGGCTGCGACTCCTACGACACGCCGCCCGGTCCGGTGTGGAACGACGCGCACCGCCGCTCGTATGCGGCCTACCAGATCAAGCGCGGCCACCACGGCGCCGATGCCGACGGCATTCCCGGCCCGCAGACGTGGGCGGACCTGCGCGTCCCGCGCCAGGCCGGTGACGCCGACCCGACCCCCACCACCCCGAACCAGGAGCACAACCCGATGCCGCAGGCCCTTGCCGATGTCGCCGAGCGCACCGTTGCCACCTACCTCCAGGCGCTGCTGGGCCTGATGGCAGCCTCCAGCACGACGGACATGGTGTCCCTGTCGGCGTGGCAGGCCGCCGCGGTCTCCGCCATACCGGCCGCGCTCAGCGCGTTGAAGTCCACCCTCGGCACCGTCCTGGGCAGGCCCGGAACGGCCTCGTGGCTGCCGATGAAGCGCGACCCGGCCACACCCCAGCACTGATCACGGGGCAGCGAGAGAACAGGAGGAAGGACCGTGCCCGAAGGACAGGTCGCGCTCGCCCTGGCGGAGCTGCGCCAGGCGCTGGAGGTCGGATTCGCCCGCATCGACGGACAGTTGGCGCTGCTCGTCCAGCGCAGCGACCAAACGGACAAGGCCCTGGAGGACCTGGAGGAAAGGGTGAGCGCGCTGGAGAAGACCAGATGGCCGCTGCCGACCCTCGCCGTACTGGCCAGCATCACCGCGGTGGTGCTCACCGCCTTCAGCCTGGCCCGTGGCTGAGACGAACACCCCTGCCGTCAAGCGGTGTTGTCCGACAGCGCGCATAGCGTGAGGGCGCACTTGTTCCTGCGGCCTGGGGGTCATGATGGATACGACACACCTGCTCGTCACCGACCTGGAGGTGGACTCCGCGCTCGCGAACCCGGCGGTCCCGGCCGCCGTCCGCGCGGTGTGGCAACTGCTCTGGGAGTCGGAGGTCCGGCTGGATGAGGTCCTGGCGTTCGACGTGCCGGACGCGGAGCTGGATGACCGCCTGGTCGTCATCCGGCACGCGAAGGAAGGCGGCGTCTACGAGGCCGGGATCACCGTGTCGGCGGCCAACGCCCTGCGCGAGCTGATCGGGGCCCGCACGGACGGACCGCTGTTCACGCTGGGAGGGCGGCGGCTGACCAAGGCCGAGGTGGCAACCGCCTTCCGTGAGGTGACCGGCGGGCGCACCATCCACGCTCTGCGGTTCACGCGCCAGAGGAAGGAGCAGGGCTCGACCCGGCTCAGCTCCACCGCCGACCAGCCCGAGGGCAAGACCGCGTAGAGCGCGCGGCAACGCACACGGCCCCCGCCGAAGCGGGGGCCGTTTGGCCTCTTGGAGAAAGACCGCCGCCACCATAGCAGTGACCGCCGCGCCCGCCGGCGTACGCGTACGGCTACGCTGCCCTCTGCATCCAGGGCAGACACCGGAGGACGGGGATGAGTCGGGGCAAGCCGTATCTGGTCGGGCACCAGGAGTTCGCCGCGCTGTACCGCGTCGATCCGAAGCAGGTCGCGCAGTGGCTGTCCCCGAGCCGCGGCAGCGTTCTCGATCCGGAGACCGCCATCATCGTCAGCGGGGTGCGGTACTGGCCGCTCGGCTTCGCGGCCGAGTGGGGAGCGACCACGGCGCGGTTTCGCCAGGTCGACTTGGACGTGAAGGCACGGATCATCGCGGAGCAGGGCGAGGGCTGGGAGCCGGGCCTGGGGGATGAGCTGCCGCCGATCGTCGGCCAGCAGGAGATCATCGAGCTGTTCCACCTGCCCGCCCAGGGCAACTTGGCGACGACCATCGCGACAGGGCGGTTCCCGGAGCACGACTGGCTGCTGTCCGGGTCGATGCTCTGGATGCTGGACACCGTCCTCGACGCCGTCCCCAAGCTCCGCGAGAGCGCGCGCAGCCTGCCCTGGGACGTGGACGAAGCAGTCGTCGCCGCCCTGCGCGACGGCACGTACAACGGGCCCGGCAGTCGCGTGCTGACTCGAGGCCGCCACGCCCGAAAGGCCCTCTGACCTGCGCAAACACTGTACTTAGCCCCGAATTGCGAATAAGATATAAGCGATCCCCGTTACGGGGGTCCGCAGTTCACCAAGGAGGCAGCAGTGCAGTTCAGTGCCACACCGGACGGCGGCGAGATCGTGGCCATGGATGCCCGAGAGGCCCTGGTCCTCGAAGGGGCCCTCTCGCTCTACGTCCTCAAGCACCCCGACTCCAACGTCGCCATCGCCGCCCTGCGGGCCGCATCGGCGGCCAACGAGGCCCGTGAGGCGCGCATGGAGGAAGCGGCCGATCGGGCCTCGGTCTGACCTCGGGCTGAGCGTGTGAAGTCGCGCCTGTAACCGGTGGGGTTGATCATCCGCCCGCCGACCCGCAAGATAGGTGACATTCTTGAAAGAAGTCATCAGGGGGTGGGTATGGCAGCCGTCCAGGACGAGATACCGGGCCTGGTCATCCACACCGTGAGGCAGCCGGACGGCCAGCCGGCGTCGATCCAGGCCCAGTTCGAGACGTTCCACCAGCTCAACCCCTGGGTGCTGCGCGCGCTGGAGGCCCTGACTGCCGACTACCTCAAGCGCGGCGCAAGCCGAGTCGGCATCGGGATGCTCTTCGAGGTCCTGCGCTGGCGCTACGTCACGGCGACCGAGGGCGACGAGTTCCGCCTCAACAACAACTTCCGCAGCCGGTACGTCCGGCTCCTGATCGAGCGCCACCCCGAATGGGCGGGCGCCTTCGAGGTCCGCAGCCTGCGGACCGAGTGAACCAACCCTCTTGGAGAGACACGACCCATGAACCAACCCACCGAACAGCAGGACGGTGACACGGCGTCGGCCGCACCGGTGCCGACCGTCCCCGAGAAGCTGCCCGAACGCAGCGTCTCCCAGAGCGCCGTCGTCCTGCGCGCCGACCAAGTCGAGTTCGACGCACGTCAGGTGGCCGCCCTGTCGCTGATCAGCCCCGGACTCGCCCAGGCGCCGCGTGCCCAACTGGCCTTGTTCTTCCACTTCTGCGTGCGGTCCGGCCTCGACCCGTTCGCGCGGCAGATCTACATGATCGGCCGCACCAACTGGAAGGCCGCCGACAACCCCGACGAGCCGGAGAAGACCTGGACCATCCAGACCGGCATCGACGGCTTCCGCACGGTGGCCCACCGCGCGGCTACCAAGGCCGGGGAGTCCATCTCGTACGAGGACACCGTCTACTACGACTCCGAGGGCAACGCCCACGAGGTCTGGCTGTCCAAGGCGTACCCGGCCGCGGTCAAGGTCACCGTCCTGCGCGGCACCAGCCGGTTCCCCATGATCGCCCGCTGGGACGAGTTCGCCCCGACGTACTACGACCGCAAGCAGGGCGCGTACGTCGTGGCGAAGATGTGGCAGCAGATGCCCGCCCACATGCTCCGCAAGTGCGCCGAGGCCGGCGCGCTGCGCATGGCCGCACCGCAGGACCTGTCCGGCGTGTACGTGGACGAGGAGATGGCGCGGGCCGACGCCGAAGCCGTCGTCCGCGAGGCGGAGGAGGCGACCCGACGCCTGCGCGAGGCTGCCGGGCTCGAAGCGGGCGACGACAAGGGCGGCAACGACAAGGGCGGCGACACGAAGGAGGAGTCCGCCGAGGACTCCCAGGCCGGGGACCAGGACGAGAGCACGGACAAGCCCGCGCCGAGGAAGCGGGCACGCGCGAAGAAGGCCGCCGCAGAGGCCAAGCCGGACACCGCCGCAGAGTCCGACGAGGCCCCGGCTCGGGCGAAGCGCACCCCGCGTAAGTCGACCTCCGCGCCCCGCCGCGCCTCCTGACCCCTGACGACACCGGGTGCCGCCCGCTGTCGGCGGGCGGCACCCCATCCTCTTGGAGAACACCGTGACCACCATGGCCATCGCGCCGGAGCGGCCCGTCAGCCTGTGGCCCGCCGCTCACGCGGCGGACGCACGCCGCCCCCGCTCCCAACAGACCAAGCTCGGTGCCAGCGACACCGTGTGCGCACGCCGGGCCGGATACCTCCTGCACGGCCGCACCCCGACCGATGTCGGTGAGAAGCGCAAGGCGATCCTCGGGACCTGGCTGCACGCCGGGATACTCGAGGCCGCCCGCGAGGAGTACGGCTGGCTCGTCGAGCGCCGCGTCGAGGACGCCACCCTTCGGGGCCACATCGACGCCGTCCAGCTCGACAGCGCCACTGCCGCACGGCTCCCCAAGCGGCTGCGCCCCACGCTCCCGGCCGAGGAGACGACCGTCGAGGACGTGAAGACCAAGAGCACGTACCAGTGGGACAGTGTCCTGCGGTACGGCGCGAGCGAGGCCGAGCTGCGGCAGGTGTACCTGTACGCCGACCTGCTCGGCACGGAAGGTTTCGCCAGCGTCCGGGGCCAGCGGCAGCTCGCCCACCTCGGGCCGGTACCGGTCGCCCGCATCCGCTTCCGGTTCATCAACCGCGACTCGGGCGACGACCACGTTCAGGAGATCGCCTACGAGGCCGACCGCGCCCGCCGTGCCCGCTGGTGGGTCCAGCAGGTGCGGGCCGCCGCCTCACCGGAGGAACTGCCGCGCACCTTCCAGGGGCCGGGCATCTCCGCGATCTGCGACCACTGCCCGTTCCGCACCGCGTGCTGGGGGCCGCTCGTCGCCGGGCGCTCGCCGCAGAGCCAGCTCATCCACGACGACGAGGAACGCGCGAAGGTGCTGGCCGAGTACGCCGAGGTTTCCGAGCAGATCAAGCCGCTCAAGGACCGGCAGAAGTTCCTGCGCGCCCAGCTCGAAGGCTCTGAACCCGGCGTCTACGGCGACAACGTCCTGAAGTGGAGCGGCGGCAACCCGACCAAGGTCGATGACGTCGAGGCGATGGTCGCGCTGTACCGCCGCGCAGGGCTGGAGGTGCCGATGGTGCCGGACGCGGCGTCGATGAAGGCGACGCTGAAGGAGGTGGGCATCCCCGTGCCCACGCGCCTCGACCACGACCGGCGGACCGCGGTGAGCATCAACGTCACCGCGCGCAAGAAGCCCTGATCGCGCCAGTCGGCGGGGGCGGAGCCCGGGTGCTCCGTCCCCGCCCCGGCGCGGCGGGGACGGGACGGAACACGGAGAGGTGCCGGTGAGCATCCAACTGATGGTGGTGGCGGCCTACCTGCCGAAGGAGGTGATCAACACCACGCAGAAGCTGGTCCTCATGAAGATCGCGGACTCGGCCGATGACCAGACCAGGCTGGCCCGGCCGGGCCTGGAGCGGATGATGGCCTGGGCCGGCGTAGGGGAGAAGCAGGTCATCACGGTGGTGACGCAGCTCGTCGGCCTTGGCCTGGTCGAGCGGGTCACGGTCGGACGGGTCGGCCGCCGCGCCGAGTACCGGGTGTTCCCGCACGGCGTGCCGCCCATCCCGTCGACGGAGGAGCTGATCGAGCGGCGCCGGGCGGCGCAGCGTGCCCCGACCAACCCCCGCCTCGCCCGCAAGACCGCGCGCCGCAAGCCGTCGTCGGCGGCCCGGACACAGCAGGACGTCGCCGCGCGGGAAGAGGCACGGGCCGCCGCCGAGGCCGCTTCGGAGCCAGGGTTGCCCCAGGGGAACCCTGATGACGCTCCGGGCAGGGTTGCCCCAGGGGAACCCAGTGGGTTGCCGCAGGGAAACCGAGCGGGTTCCCCTGGGGAAACCCCTTCTCTTCCTCCTTCTTCCTCTTCTCTTCCTAACCCCCCTACCCCCACGGCTGACGCCGCAGGGGAGCCGGAGGCGGAGCGCGGAGAACCGCAGCGGGCGGGCTGCCCGAAGCACGCCGAGCCGGTGAGCAACTGCCGGGGGTGCGGGACCAACCCGCGTGCCGGGAGGGAGCAGGCGCGGCGAGAAGCGGCCGACCGCGAGCACCGCCAGCAACAGGACTGGCTACGGCAGTTCTTCGCCGAGCAGGAGCAGCGCGTCGCGGCAACGGACCAACAAGCCCTGGAGATGGCCCGCCAGCGAGTGCGGGACCTGGCTCGAATGGGACGCGAGATGGGCGCCAACTCCCGCCGGAGACAGGGGCGTTCCCAAGAGCGGAAACATTGACGCCCCGGTGTACGCCATTAAGATATAAGCATGAGTTCGGAACCCGCCGAACTCGCCGACCTCTTGGAGACCACCTTGACCGACACACTCACCCCGGCCCCCGACGTCTACGTCGTGGTCGCCGAAGTCATCCACGGCTCACCGGCCGCACCGCGCCTCGGTGGCCACCTGTACTGCTCGGCCGAGTGCGCCGAACACGGCGTGCGTGAGCTCGTCAGCGACCTGAGCCGGGAGGAGGGCGGCAGTGGCTTCGTCCTGCCCCATGAGGGGCGCGCGATCGGCTGCGTCGTCACCCGCGGTCGCCGGATGTGGTCGGTGCAGATCCTCGCTCGCAGTGAACTGCCCACCGTCTGACATCCGCTTCACCTGAGATAGGTGACATTTTTCAACGGCGGGCGTGCTTTCTGTGCGCCCGCCGTGCACACCCTCTTGGAGACCAGCACATGACCACCACCATCGCGGCGCTGCCCGACCACAACCGCACCACCGACCCGCTGTGGCAGCGGCTGTTCCACCGCTACAGCCACGTCATCACCCCGCTGCGCTACGCGGGCTGGGTCACCGACATCGAGACCGCCGGAGGAGGAGAGTTCTTCGTCCGCGCCGAACTGCGGGACGGCACGGAGCTGATCATCGCCTCCGAGCACAGCCTGCCCGCCGATCCCGACGAGGTGAACGGCTGGACGGCCGTCCGCCAGGACGTGGAGAACGCGGACAGGCACACCGTCCTGTACGACTCCACCCCCAACGGCCCCCAGCGCCACCACCGGAACAGCCTCATCCCGCTGCTGGCCCGCATCGACGGCCTCGACGTTCCCCGCCGCGCACCCCAGCTGATCGTCTCGGCCACGCACACCGCGCCGTACGGCGCGAGCCACAACCAGATCGCCGGGATCGAGGGCGCGGCCACCGCCATCGCCCGCTTCTCGGAGTGGTCCCAGCGACTCACCGACCACGAGGGCTACCGCCGCGTCTGGCAGCGGCCCCAGACGGACGGCTACCCGCTGGCGCTGTTCGAGTGCGCCGGACACATCACGACCGTCCGCGTCACCCGCAGCGATGACTGACCGGCCGCGCCCCGCACCGCGCCCCACCGGGGGCGCGGACCGGTGATCTGGCTGCTGATCGTGTGCGCCCTCGGCCTGCTGGGGTTCACCGCCCTCGGCATCGAGGACAGCCGCCACCACCGCGCGTTACGCGCCTCCGACGAGTTCTGACCACGGCCGCCCGGCCCGCCATCCGGGCCGGGCGGCCCCGCCTCTTGGAGACCTAAGACCGTGCCCCGATCCATCCACCTGCTCTGCGGAGCGGGCGGAGATGCCACCGGCCTGTTGGAAGCCGGTTTCGAACCCATCCTCGGCATCAACCACTGGCAGACCGCCGTCGACACGTTCGGGCTCAACCACCCGAATGCGGCGGCTCGCTGCGCCGACATCCAGAACTACCCCATGCGCTGGCTCCCGAAGGCCCTCGTGCTGTGGGCCTCGGTCATCTGCACCGAGGTCAGCCCGGCCGGCGGGAAGAAGCGGCCCGATCCGGTGCAGGACGCGCTGTTCGAGGAAGAGGAGCAGTGGCGCGAACTGCCCCCGGAAGCCTTCGAGATGACCCGGGTGACCGCCTGGTGCGTGCTGCGCGCCGCCGAGGCGAAGCGGTTCCCGTGCGTCGTCGTGGAGAACGTCGTCGAGTTCATCACCGACTGGCTGCTGTTCCCCGAGTGGATCCGCGCCATGAAGAAGCTCGGCTACCGCGTCCAGATCGTCTCCGTGTCCTCCGCGCACATCGGGTCGGAGACCAATCCGTACGCCCCGCAGTGGCGCGACCGCGTGTACCTGGTCTTCACCCTCACCGGGATCCGCCGCCCCGACCTCGCCCCCCGTCCACGGGCGTACTGCTTCGAGTGCGGGCGGGACGTCAAGGCACGCCAGAGCTGGCGCGACCCGCGGGTGAAGGTTGGCAAGTACCAGCAGCAGTACGACTACCGCTGCCCGAACAGCCGCTGTGGCCACGCGCTGGTGGAGCCGTACGTCCGGCCCGCCTCCGACGTGATCATGTGGGACGACATCGGCCAGCGCATCGGAGACCGCGCCCGCCCGCTGGTGCCGAACACCATGCGCCGCATCGCGGCCGGACTGACGAAGTTCCCCTACGAGCCGTCCGTCGTCACCCTCACGCACGGCAAGGACGGCACCGACCGGGCCTTCGCCCCGCACACTCGGCCGCTGCCCACCCGCACGGCCAAGCTCGGTGAAGCCCTGCTGGTGCCGGTCGGCGGCTCGTGGAACGACACGGCCTCGCCCATCGAGGAGCCGATGCGCACCCGCACCACCCGGGAGAGCGAAGCCCTCGTCACGGTGGACCCGTTCATCGTGGAGTTCCGCAACAACTGCGACGCCGCGCCGATCGACGCCCCGCTGAGCACCATCGCCACGGCCCGCCACCACGGCCTGGTCGTACCCGACGGCAACGTCGGCACCCGGGCCCGCAACACGCTGGTCATCCCGTACCGCAAGGCCGCGCCGAAGACCGCGGGCGAGCCCCTGCACACCCTGTCGACCCGCGACTCGGCGGCCATCGTGCGGACCGCGCCCGCCATCGAGGACTGCTACTTCCGCATGTTGCAGCCCCGCGAGCAGCTGTCAGCCCAGCGGTTCCCCGAGACGTACGAGGTCGTCGGCACCAAGGCCGCCCAGACCCAGCAGGCCGGCAACGCCGTGTCGGTCAACGTCGCGCGCTGGATCGGCGAACGCCTCAAGCCCGTTCTCGCCTAACTCCCAAGAAGAAAGGACATCACTGCCATGACACCGGCAGCGCACGACCAGTTGACCATTCTCTGCTCGCAGCGCGAGGAACTGGAGGCCGAGCGCCTGCGCATCGAGAAGGCGTACTGCCTCGCGGTGCTCGACCACATCACCGCAAAGATCCGCGCCGCCTGCCCCGAGGCGGTCTACGTGACCTTCGCCTTCTACAGCTCCCGCACCCTCGACCTGCACGGCGTGCTGGGCGCGCAGCCCAGCCCCCTGGGAACCTGCCCCGAGCTGTGGGACAACCGCGACGGGGAGGACGAGCACCCGCTCGACGACATCGCGGACCAGATCGAGTCCGACGTGCAGGCTGCGCTCGCTCCCTACTCCTCTCCGGCGTGGGCGTCCGTCCACCGCAACTCTGCCTCCGACGGCAACTCCTGGCTGCTGGAGTTGCCCCCGGCCGACCGGGCCGCCCGCGTTGCCGAGCTGGTCCGCGAGCACCACCCGGAGGCGACCGCGATCGTCGTGGACGGACGCGCGGCCGGGCGGGTCATCGAGATCTTCGAAGGCGTCGCCGACGACGGCACTCCGGTGCGGATCCCCCGTCCGGGTTGGCCGCCCGCCCGCGACACCGCCCTCGCCGGGCTCATCGCCCAGATGCTCGCCCTCCCTGCCCTGGCCGACCGGCACCTGATGCCGCTGCCCGGTGACTACGCCCACCCGTTCGGCCTCAGCACCAGCGATCAGGTCCGCTTGATGCCGCTGCCGCCGACCGCCTAGCGCACGGGAGGAGGAGCAGATGAGCGGCAACGGGTGGGTCGCCCAGGCCCCCTGCGCCGGGGACGCCCGCTTCACGTCCGAGGAGACGGTGGCCGAAGCCCCGACGGAGCCGCTGGTCCTCTCCCTCCTCGCGGCCTGCCAGGGCTGCCCGTTCCGGTCGCAGTGCATCGACCTGGTCATGCCGAGCGCGAGCCTGTTCGACGGCGTGTGCGGCGGGCGGCTCTGGCACAACGGGCAGGTCCTCGCGACCTGCGAGGGCGCTCAGCCCGCCGAACTACGCGAGCGCGGCCGACGCCCGATCACCCACGGCACCGAAGCCGGTGCCCGTGCCCACAACCGGCGCGGGGAGCGCGCCTGCTCCCTGTGCCTGGAGGCCGGACGGCTCGCCCAGCAGGCCCGCCGGGCCCGCAAGCGCGCCTCCGGCTCCTGATCTCCACCCCTACAACTCCTGCGGAGACCCACCATGTTCACCGTCAAAGCCCGCGACCTGGCGGCCATCCTCGACCAGGCCGCCCCGCACCGCTTCCAGGCGGACGAGGACGCCAACGACCTCGACGCCCTGATCCTCGACTGCACCCCCGGCCACCTCCACGTCGTCGCGTGCAGCGACCGGACGCTCGCCGTCGCCCGCACTCCCGTCGCGGGTGAGGTGTGGACGGCCCCCGTCGGCTACGACGACGCCACCGCGCTGCGCGGCTGGCTGGAGTCGTCCGACACCGTCACCGTCGAGCACGTCACCAGCCGCGGCCACCAGCTGCTCCGCTTCACCGAGGGCGTCGCGCAGCTCACCGTCCCCGCCGCACCCCACGTCGGACGCCTCCCGTGGCGCGCCCTGCTGCGGCTGGTGATCGACGCGCGCGAGCACCCGCTGGCGCAGGGGCGCCCCGTACAGCTCAGCGCCGACGACCTGTCCCGGTGGCTGAACGCCGGCAGCAACGGCGAGGCGATCGAGTTCCGCTCCCTGGGACCGGTGGGCACCCTGGTGACCGCCGGGCCCGACTTCCTCGGCCTCCAGACCCCGCACGGCTGGGACGGCCCGGTGCCGGGCGAGGGATGGTCCTCGTCGCTGCGCACCCGCCTGTTCCTCTTCGCCGGGCAGTTCCTCGAGGTCGGGGCGCGTTACGCGGACCGGACGGGTACGGAGTGGGTCGTGCCCACCCGGCCCCGCTCCGGCGAGGAGCCGTGGTTGATCTCGGCCGACTACGCGGCCGTCGCCCTGCCCATCTCCCACGTGCTCGCGGTCGGCAAGTTCCTCGTCCGCCTGCCCGACTGAGCCGAGATAGGTGACATTCATGAATCATGTTGTGCGCTCCCGTGCTCCGGTGTGTGGCCAGCTCGCGGACCCCGGCTACGGACTGAACCCGTGGCCCGCTGCGTGGCGCGCCCGCCCTCGACTCCTGCGGCCCAGCCGAATCGAAAGGAATCCCTCTGTGAACAAGGCCCAGCTCATCCAGGCCGTGGCGAAGACGACCGGCAACCGCGCGCAGGCTGCCGACGCCGTGGAGGCCGCGCTCGACGCGATAGTCCGCGCCGTCGCCGCCGGTGAAGTCGTCTCCGTCACCGGCTTCGGCAGCCTTACCCCCCAGGTGCGCCAGGCCCGCACCGCCCGCAACCCGCAGACCGGTGAGCCGGTGGAGATCGCCGAGCGCCGGGTCGTGAAGTTCCGCCCCGGTGCCCGGTTCCAGGACCTCGTCGCGGGCCGCCGGGCCATGCCCGAGTCCGGCAACTGCATCCAGAAGGACCCCAAGACCCCCAAGGTCGCCCACCCGTAACCCGCTGCACCAGGGAGCCGTCCCGGCACGCGCCGGGACGGCTCCGCCGAAGGAGTTCGAGATGAACGACCGTTCCGTGGGCGTCGAGATCGACGCCACCGCGAAGTGGCTGGAGGAGCGGGGCATAGTCGGCTCGGCCGGTCTGCTGCGGCGCGTCGCGCGTCAGAGGGACGACGCCGTACGACAGCTCGGCCTGCGCCCCGCCTCGCCCGCGCACCAGACGGGCGGCGAGCGCCCCGCCCCGCGCGACCTGGACGCCGCCGCCGAAGCGGCGATGCTGCGCACCGACGTGGCACGTCTCCAGACCCTGGCCGAGCGGGCCGGCTGGGTGCCCGACCCGGCCGCGAAGCGCCTGTTGCGCTGGCGCGACGGCTGGTGGGAGCTGGGCCACCGCCGCAGGAACCCGAAGGACGGCTACCACGACACCGGCTGGTACCTGTGGGGGCCGGTCGGCAGCTATGACGGCGAGTGGGTCGACCGCCACAAGGGGCCGGCCATGGCCGAAGCGGAGCGCCTGATCACCACGCATCGTGCCGCGACAGGCGAGGGGCAGCGGTGAGCGGCTCGATGGCACTGGTCAGCGTCCCCGCCATGCCGATGGCCGAGGTGATCCGGCGGGCCGGAGGTGCCGCGTGACCGCCGAACTCCAAAGCGCCCCGGTGACGTTGCCGAGCGTGCAGAAGAAAGGGGAGTGGCAGCCGCGTGTCGTCGGCCTCGACCTGTCGCTGACCTCGACCGGCATCGCGGGCACGGACTGGGCACGCGCCTACCGGCCCGGACGGCGTCGCAGCCACGAGCGGCTGGACTGGCTGGTCGCGGCCGTCGCGCTGAGCGTGAAGGACGGCGCGGACCTGGTGGTCGTCGAGGGCGCCGCGTACGCCCAGGGCGGGCAGGCCGGGCACCACGAGCTGGCCGGGCTGTGGTGGCTGGTCACGCAGTACCTGTGGCGTCACCGCATCCCCTACGCCGTGGTGACCCCGCACGGGCGCACCATCTACGCGACCGGCCGGGCCAACCCGGCCCAGGACTTCCCGCGCAAGGACCGGGCCCGGATCGCGAAGGGCATGGTGCGCTCGGTGGCCGTCGAGCGGTACGGCGTCCCGTGCGAAGGGCCGGGCCGCTACGACCAGGCGGACGCCACGATCCTCGCCGCGATGGGACTCGACTGGCTCGGCTACCCGACCGTGCCGGTACCCGACTCGCACCGCCGTGCGCTGGAGGCCGTCCGCTGGCCCGATCTCATTCCGGCAGCCGCGAATTAGGAAATTGAATTGCGGAAATTAAATGCGCATTCAGTCAGCCATACCTTGCTTCTGGGGTATTTGCCATTAAGATATAAGTAAGGAATTCGGGAAACGTCCGATGGAAAGGGGAATTGGAATGGAAACCCAGAACCACGGATGCGGCTGCGAGTGCAACAGCGGCGGCTTCTGCGGCGGCTGCGGCCACGCCGGATGCGGCGGACGCCGCTAACCATCCCCGAACCCCAGCAGCACCCCGCGCCCCCGGCCGACCGCCGGGGGCGCACCCATACGCGCAAGCGCCTCTTGGAGACCCAATGACCGACTACTCGCCCGGAGTCCGCGAACTCGCCCACCAGATAGGGCTCGACCCCGAGCACGTCGCATACGCCGTCCGCTTCGCCTCGCACACCTTCGCCCGCGTGCAAGTGACGACCGGCATGACCCTCGACCAGTTCCGCCGCCTGTTCACCCAGGACCGGCACTCCATCGCCATCGTCGCGAACCTTGCGATGCGCCACGCCGGCCGCCGCGAGGACGCCCAACTCCTCATGACCATCTACAAGGCCGCCGTCGGCCGCCTCCCGTACGAGCGCCCCCTTCACACCGGCGTCGGCACCCTGCCCGAATGCCACGGCCACCCGCACGTCCAGGCCGCCGTACGCATCCTGACCGCCGCCGGAATGCCGCCCATCCACACCGACGGCGTCCACGAACTGCGCCCCGGCTTCCAGGTCATGCCGGACGACACCGGAGACCTGCCCGGCTGGGTGTTCATCAAGCCCGACCCCGACGCCAAGGGCCGCACCGGCTTCGCGGGCGGAGACCTCGGCTACCTCGCCGTCATGCGCTGGGCCGGATGGGGCGTCATCACCGAACGCCTCCCCGGCGGCCTGTACGCCGCCTGCCACCCCGACCACCGGGACAACCCCTTCCCCACCGCCCCCACCTCCTGACCCCGCCCGTGCCCGGCCGCCCCGCGCGGCCGGGCACGGCCCACCAGAAAGGCATCAGCCCGTGAAGCTCCCCGTTGACGACGCCACCCTGGCGGCCTGGGCCGCCCTGCTCGGCCTCACCGACAAGCAGACCGCCGCGACCCTCGCCGAGATCGAGAAGACCCTGCGCATCGGCTACGAGCACCGCCCCGACGAGCTGCGCGACACCAGCTTCGACCAGCTCATCAGCGACATGGACACCGACGAGGCGGCCCTGATGTTCCTCATCAACGGCCTGCGCCAGGCCGGGTACCCCGCCGCTGCCTACGACGTCGAGATCCGCGGCATCTTCGCCACCCTCCGGGACCTCCAGCAGACCAGCTGATCCCGCTCCCCACCCCACCCACACGCCGCCCCGGCCGCGCACCGCGCACCGGGGCGGCCCCATGCGCGCCTGCAGAAAGGAATCCGCAGCCATGTCCGACGACTTCTTGCCCCGCGCGGCAGCCCCGGCCACCGCCGAGCGGCCCGCGCCGTCATGGGCGAAGAAGGCCCCGCCCAAGTCCAAGGCCCGCCCCACCGGCAAGATCACCGCCCGCCGCTACGCTGCCCCGCGCGACCCGCACGAGCACGCCCGCAAGATCGCGGAAAACGTCCTCGACGCCTGGTACCAGTCCTTCGGCGGCAGCAGCATCGACGTCCCCCTCGGCACCGTCGCCGGGCTCTCGCTGCTCCGCAACGTCCCCGGCCTGGCGGACTGGGTGCTCAACCTCAAACCCGAAGAACTCCCGCAGCTCCTCAAGGAGATCTATCTCGGCCACTGGATCAAGCGCCCCGACCTGATCAACCGTGCGATACGCCTGCACGACTGGGCCTGGAACCCCGACCCCGACAAGCAGCAGCTCCGCGCCGTCCACGCCGTCACCCGCGCCGCCCTCAACACCGGCCTGATGGACCTCACCGGTCATGACGACCCCTGGCAACGCTCCGAAGCCGACGTCCTCAGCCCCCTGCTCACCGGCCTCCGCCACAAGAGCGACAAGAAATGGCGCGGCGAGTACCACACGCCGGCGTGCGTCACCGACCTGCTCGCCAACATGACCGTGGACAAGGACTTCGCCAAGCCAGGCATGTCCTTCCGCGAACCCGCCGTCGGCTCCGGCACGATGTTCCGCTCCGTTGCCCAACGCCTGCGCGACCTCGGCCTCAACCCGCACGACTTCCACTGGTACGGCAACGACATCGACTCGCTGTCCGCCGGGTGCGCCGCCGTCAACGCGATCATCTGGGACCTCGGCCCGCGCTGCCTTATCGGCTGCGCCGACTCCCTCGCCCCGGACGACGACTACGCCAAGACCCGCGCTGAAGCCAAAGAAGCCTTCGAGCAGCGCGACCGGTACATGGAGACCGCCTCCACGATCGTCGCCCACCGCCGCGCCATCGCCCTCCTCGACGAACTCATGCCCAGCAAAGAGAACGCCGCGTGACCGAACCCGACCCCTTCGACCGACCCGGGACCACCCCGGCACCGCGCCGCCGCCGACGCCCGGCCTTCGCCGGACCCCGCGACGAGATCGACCTGCCGCCCCTCGACCAGCTCGCCCCCACCCTCGACCCCCCGTGGACCAAGGAGGACACCGACACCCCCGACCGCACCGCCGCCTACCACCACCCCGACGGCCACCGCATCGGCCTCCGTGTCCAGCCCCGCGGCCTCGCCATCCAGACCTGGATCACCGCAGGCCCCGACCTGCCGCCGATCCCCGACGGCACCGACATCGAGCAGGCCGAAGCGCAAGCCGCCAACGACGCCCGCATCCAGCCCGGCCGCACCTGGCACGCCGTCCTGACCACCCGCACCAGCAAGGCCATGGCTGCCGACCTCGGCGACCTCGTCCGCGACCGCCTCATCCCGGCACTCACCCGCAAGCCCAAACACATCACCACCAGCACGCCCACCGACGCACCACAGCCCAACGCCACAACGGAAGGACCCGCAACATGAACCCGTCACCCCTGCGCATCGCCAGCCCCAGCGATTTCATCGAGCTGATGCCGTTCCTCCTCGGCCACACCCCGGAGAACTCCCTCGTCCTCCACGGCATCGTCAACAGCGGCACCGCCGGACCCACCATGACCGTGCCCCTGCCCACCGACCCCACCCACTGGCACGCCGTCGCAGAGGCCGCCGCCCCCGAATTCATCGCTTCCACCCGAGAGCGCGGCCACGACCTGCTGGACGTCGTGGTCTGCCTCTACCGCAACCCCCAGCCCGGCCACAGCCCCGAGGAGACCGCTCACCTCCTCGGCCACATGGCCGACTGGACCGTCGACGCCTTCACCGAACTCGGAGACGCCCCCGTCAAGCTCGTCCTCGGCATCGTTGGCGACAAGTGGTGGGACTACACCTGCGACTGGCCCGGCTGCTGCGAAGGCGAACCACTGCCCGCCGGCGACCACCCCGAGAGCGTCACCGCCCGACTCCGCGCTCTCGGCCGCATACCCGGCCGCCCCAGCAGCGAGATCGCCAGCGAGTACCGACCCACCCGCACCAACGCGGCCCGCTACCAGCGCGCCCTCCATGAGGCCAGCGCAGACTTCCTCCAGGGCGACCGCACCGCCTGGGGCCGACTCGTTGCCCGCCAAGGCACCCTCAACATCATCGGCGCAGCCCTGAAGGATCTGCGCAACGGCACCCCCATCACCGACGAACCTGCCGCGCGCATCATCCTCGGCCTCCAGGACCGGCGCGCCCGCGACCGCGCCCTCTCCCACGGACCGGAAGAGGACCTGCCGTACGAACGGCAGATGTGGGCCACCCTCGCCCGCCGCTGCGTCCCCCCGTACACCGAGCTGGCCCCCTCCCTGCTCACCCTCTTCGCCTGGGTGACCTGGCGGCAGGGCGACACCGTCACCGCACGCCACGCTCTGCGCGAGGCCCTGGAGATCGACAGCACCTACAGGCTCGCCCAGCACCTTCACGCGGCGATCAACCAGGGCATTCCCGCAGACGGCTTCCTCGGCATTTGCCGCACCGCTGGCCGCGAACAAGAGGCCGACGACGAAGCCGCCCTCCGAGACCGCTGA